TTGAGCACACGTAACATATACCTTAAAGATTAAGGTATCTTCTTCAGAGATTCCTCGAAGGGCTTCATCATTTGACTTAAGTAATTCCCTAAAGGGTATGCATCGAGAACAGTTTCGGCTATTTGTGTTACTTCTTTATAGCCCAATCCATTTATTCCTGCCTCGGATATTTCGAAGGGTGCCTTTTTCAATGTGTTAAGTAATACTTCTCTTCTGTATACTTGAACATTTTGCACTGGATTAGTTCCCTCCCTAAAATTAGAACACTTTTTAATTATTTCTTCAAACTTTCCAAAAGCCATATCGTCTTCAAACTCTACTTCTTCATCAATACCTTTGAATTTTACAATTGCCATGTATTAGAATAAGTATGTCAGTATATAAATCTTACTATAATGCTGCTGCTACTGCGTTTACTGCTGTAATATGCATTGTCTTTGCTCTCCAGTTTATTGTCTCAAATACTGGTTCGTTTGGAACTATTCCATTAATTGCTATAGAATCTGGTCTTACATCATTAAGACTTACCTTTATTGATTTTTCTGCTGCACCTGATTGGTTGTTTGTGAATAGTAATTCTACACCAATGTTACTTGCTTCTGGTATAGTCTCAGTGTTTGTTGCAGCCAACTGGTCAATTAACTGTCTGAATATTGTATTATCAGTCCAAGATGCTTGGAAGTTTCCTGTTATGTCAAACACTCTTCTGAATGATGATACAGCTGAGTTTGATCCTAATGAGTATAATAATGATGTGTTTTGTCCAAGTGTTATATTTGAACTCTGTAATTCTGCAACTGTTGCCAATGATGATCCATCATGCCATTTTAATGATCCATGAGCAAATGTATATGGGAATTGTAAATCGTCTACTGGAGGACTTGCATGATATGTTGTGGTATCATCTCCTTCCTTTCCATATGAAATATCTGCTGAACAATCAACAGTTCCATCTATAGTTGTACCTATTGATAAAGAGTTTAATATACATCCTTTTGCCTGTCTTACAACCTTGTCACTACCTCCGGAACCATATTGGAATCCTACCTCGGTAGAAAATGTATCAACAGTGTTTGCTCCTGACACTGAGTTTGCTGTTCCCCAAGTGTATGTATATGGTGCTGAACTACCTGTTTTTGTTGGTTGTCCTAATAATGCTGAAAAAATCCAAGGGTTTGATAATGTAAAGTCAACGCCCAATGAACCATTCTGTTGTCCATAAGCATAGTTACTAATTTCTGTTTGTCCTAATTGTGGTAAATCTTTTGGTGATGTATTTAAAGTCCAGTTTGTTAATGATGTATTCAGTCCGAATGCCTTATCTGTACTATCATTAAAAGCAGCAGTACCGAATGTATCTTCCCAATCGTATCTGATATATGAGCTTGCACCTGTTCTAACCATTATTCTCACTTAGATTTCTACTATATTGCTTATAAAGATTGCTCATTCTGGGTTAATTTTCCTATATGTTATTCTAACCATGTGTCTAAACATATTCCTGTAAAGTCTGCTCAATGGCTCTGTTCCTACCACTCTCAGATCTACTGAACCTGTTCTTGTTATTTGATCCTTTATAATTCTTACAACCTCTTTTACTAATTCATTATGTCTGTCTATAGTTTGATATGATCTTATATCTAATGTCAAATCAACTCCATGAAGGTGATCTGTTCCTCCAAGACTGAAATAAGTTACACTTTCATTTGTTGGTTCTATTAATATTATTCCTTTCTTAACACCCATATCTCCAAAACCTATAGTTTTTTCATCCCATACCTTTTCAATTCTTGGTATTGCTCCA